TAGCAAAGAAAAAAGAGATTGCTAAAGCTAAAAAGTTTTTACGTCAACAACAGGAACAATACAAACAGCCCCTTGAGTCAAGGGAAAGTTCTGCCTCTGAAAGTAACGAAGAGCTCATAGAATATAGGCAATATTTAGAGTCAGCTAAAACACAACAAGAAGATGCGTCTCAAAAACGTGAATGGTTTGTCAAAAAAAGTGATGAAGTATTCAGCTCCGAGTTTAAAGGTTTTAAATTCAAAATAGGAGAAGATGAGGTTGTATATTCACCAGGTAGTGCTTCTGAACTTAGAAAAGCTCAAGAGACTCCACTTAATTTTGTAAATAAATATTTGGATTCAAATGGGTTTATTAAAGATGCAGAAGGTTATCACAAGTCTTTAGCTGTTGCAATGAACCCTGAAAAGTTTGCACAGTTCTTTTATGAACAAGGCAAATCCCAGGCAACTGATGATGTAATACGTAAAACTAAAAATATAAATATGAGTGAGCGTAGTGCACCAGAGGTTTCTGTTAAATCAGGATTTCAAGTGAAAGCAGTTTCTCAGCCTTCGAGCAAAGGACTGCGAATTAAGAGTATTAAAAAAACGTAATAATAATTTAAAAATAATATAACATGGCAGGACAAGTAAAAGCAACGCCAACATTCGCGTTGACTCCGAGTTCAGAAAGAACTCCAACAGCCCAAAACTATATTGTAAATTTTGATTTCTTAAATCAGTATCTACCAGATACGTATGAAAAAGAATTTGAAAGATACGGTAATAGAACGATTTCTTCATTCCTTAGAATGGTAGGAGCGGAAATGCCTACAAACTCAGACCTTATCAAATGGGCAGAGCAAGGTAGGTTACACACGAAATATACAAGCGTAGGTACAGCTGCAGCACTAGCTGCTGACCAAGCTGTATTTCAGGTAAACGATGCAATCGACCCAGCAACTGCTGAGCAAGTAATCAGAGTAGGACAAACTATTGTAGTTGTTCAAAACGATGGTTCAGGTCTTAACAAAGCAGTAGTAAGCGCAGTAAACAATGCCGGTGGTGGTAAAGGACAGTTCACAGCTGACTTTTACGAAGCAGGTGGTTTAGTAACTGCAGGTACTGGTGTTGGTAACGCAGACGTTACAGTATTTATTTACGGTTCAGAATTTAAAAAAGGAACAGCAGGTATGGTAGGTTCATTAGAATCTAACGACTTCATTTTCGACAACAAGCCAATCATCATTAAAGATACTTACAACGTATCTGGTTCTGATATGGCACAAATCGGATGGGTAGAAGTAACTACTGAAGACGGTGCTACTGGTTACCTTTGGTATTTAAAGTCTGAGCACGAAACAAGATTAAGATTCGATGACTATTTAGAAACAGCTATGATTGAAGCTGTACCAGCTGAGCAAAACTCAGGTGCTGCTGCAATTTTAGGTAGCGCAGGTGGTGCTGCTAATCCAGGCGCAGGGTCTGATGGTATCTTCTATGCTGTTGCAAACAGAGGAAATATCTGGGACGGTGGTAACCCAACTACTTTAGCAGATTTCGATTCTATCATTAGTAGATTAGACAAACAAGGAGCTATTGAAGAAAATGTAATTTTCGCAAACAGACAATTCATTTTTGATATGGACGATATGTTAGCTGCTCAAAACTCTTATGGAGCGGGTGGTACTTCTTACGGTCTATTTGACAATGACGAAGATATGGCATTGAACTTAGGATTCTCTGGATTCAGAAGAGGATACGATTTCTATAAAACTGATTGGAAATACTTAAACGACCCTACAATGAGAGGTGGTTTACCATCAGGTGCAGGTTCAGGTAAAATCAATGGACTATTAGTTCCAGCTGGTTCTACAAGTGTTTATGACCAAATTCTTGGTAAAAACGCTAAGAGACCTTTCTTACATGTTAGATATAGAGCTTCAGAAACTGAAGACAGAAGATATAAGACTTGGATTACTGGCTCTGCTGGTGGTGCTGCAACGTCGGATATCGATAACATGCAAGTAAACTTCTTGTCTGAGAGAGCTGTATGTACTTTAGGTGCAAACAACTTCTTCTTATTCCAAGACTAGTAATTAATTTTAAGGGGCGTAGCAATATGCCCCTTTTTTAAATTTTAAATTAAATTAAATCAAATGAAAAAAGAAAATACAAGTCCTAAAACGGACACAGTAAAAATTACCCCTAAAAAATCTACACCTAAATTCGTAGATAAACAATATAAACTTACAAGAGAAACACCACCTTTATCTTTGATATTAGCATCAAGGCATACTACAAGGTTTCCGTTGTTATACTTTGATGAAGACACTGGTCTTAATAGACCTTTGAGATACGCAAGGAATCAAAACTCTCCATTTCAAGATGAGCAAGATGATAACGCTATTATCGAGCCTATTGTATTTGAAGATGGATTCTTACACGTTCCTAAAAATAATCAAGTCTTACAAAAATTCATGGACTTACATCCTGGAAAAGGAAGAGTGTTTACAGAAGTAAATAAAGCAAAAGAAGCTGCTGAGTTAGTAGAAGACTTAAACTTAGAAGTTGATGCTTTAATAGAAGCTAGACAGCTAACAGTTGAACAGGTTGAAAATGTAGCTAGAGTGTTATTTCAAAAAGACGTTTCTAAAGTTACAACAGCTGAGCTTAGAAGAGATATTTTAATATTTGCAAAACAAAACCCAGGTGGTTTTATGAATTTATTAAAAGACCCTGCTCTTAAGTTTAACGCTACTATTCAAAACATATTAGATAAAAATCTAATACAACTTAGAAATAATAAGAAAGAAGTGTGGTTTAACACAGCGTCTAATAAAAAGAAGATGTGTAATATACCATACGGGGAAGACCCATTGTTCATTATAGCTTCATACTTTGAAAGCGATGATGGATTAGAGTCATATAAGCATTTAAAAGCGTTAGCAAAAAATTCGTAACTTTGCGATAAGTTTAACTATTAATTTTTTTACAATGACAAAATTTTTAAATATTCCAGTAACTAATGAGCAATACCAATTGGTAGCTATTAGTGATATTGTGTTAATAGAGCAAGCATCTACTACTACAGTAACAATTACTTATGGTGGTGGTAAAGTAACTACTATTACTCACGCAACAGCAGGTGCGGGAGATGAAACGCAAAGAGATACAATAGAGGATGCAGTTGTAGCAGCATTAGCTACTTCATGGACAAACCCAGCATATAACGTAGATAATCTACCTTATGCTGTAAGTGGAATTGCAGTCGCATAACGATTTAATCCTTCCTTTACTATCGACAGGAAAGCACCCGAATCAGGGTGCTTTTTTATTTTATGTATCTTTGTAAAAAGATTTTCAAATGATAAACTCTGTAAGAAATACTGTACTTGCTATTATCAATAAAAATAACTACGGATATATATCTCCAGGTGATTTTAATTTGTTTGCTAAACAAGCACAGCTAGATATATTTGATGAATATTTTATAAAATATAATCAGCAAATAAATGAAGAAAACGCAAGGATATCTGGGACAGGGTATGCTGATATTAAAAAAACATACGAAGAAGTTATAGACACTTTTTCTATCACATCATTCTTAACTCAAAAAACTCAAAACGTTTATTTTTTACCATCACAATCTACAACTGGTTCTGACTATTATTTATTAAATAAAGTGCTATGTTTTTCAGGAGGAGTGTTAAAAGGTGAAGCTGAAAAAGTAACACAAAGTAAAATAACTATGTTAAACAGCTCATTACTTACATCACCTTCTACTATATTCCCTGCATACACACAAGAAGCAGATGAAATTGCTGTTTACCCAAACACGTTTAATGGTTTGAATGATATACAAGCTCAATACATAAGATACCCTAAAGACCCTAAATGGACTTATGTAACACTATATGGAGGTGAGCCTTTGTTTGACCAAACACAATCGGATTACCAAGACTTTGAATTGCCTATTGATGATTCAAATAATTTAGTAGCTAAAATATTGCAATATGCAGGTATATCAATTAGAGAAGCTGATGTGTTTCAGTTTGGGCAAATAGAAGAACAACAACAAAATCAAACTAATATTTAATCATGGCATATATAAATCAAAGAAAATATTATACTAATGATGGTGTAAATCCTACAGATGAAAATTGGGGGTCTTATCAATATGTTACTTTAAAAGATATAGTTAATAATTTTGAATTAATGTATGCTGGAAATCATGAGTTGATTAACAATGAAAACAGATTTAAAATATTGTTTCATGCAAAGCGTGGTATACAAGAATTAAACTATGATGCATTTAAAGAAATTAAGTCTTTAGAATTACAGGTATATGATGATTTAAGATTTGTTTTACCTCCTGATTATGTTAATTGGGTAAAGCTTTATTTATTAAAAGATAATGTGTTAAGAGAACTGACTGAAAACATTCAGGTTCAATCAGCCGTTTCTTATATACAATCAGCTACAGCTTCATTTACTTATGATGGTGATGGTAATGCAACTGAAGTTGATTCAACTTTAGATACAGAAAGAAAAAACGGTTCATTAAGGAGTATATATTTAAATGATGAGATAGATGAAAATGTAAATCCTAATGCCTATAATTATGATAGTGATATTTACAATTACAGAATAGGAGCTAGATATGGTTTAAATACTGAAACAGCCAACATAAACCCTACGTTTACTATTGATAAAAAAGCTGGTGTTATTAATTTTGATTCCACTATGGCAAACCAACAATGTGTACTACAGTATATATCTGATGGTATGGAAAACGGTGATGACTCTAAAATAAGTGTAAATAAATTATTTGAAGATTATATATATGCTTACATACAATATGCTATTTTAAATAGTAAATTTGGAGTACAAGAGTATATTGTTAATAGAGCAAGAAAAAATAAACAGGCTTTATTAAGAAATGCTAAAATCAGATTAAGTAACATTCACCCTAGTAGATTGCTTATGAATCTTAGAGGTGAAGATAAGTGGTTAAAATAAAATGGCAAACATTCAAAGAAATTTTATAGCGGGCCGTATGAATAAAAGCCTTGATGAAAGGCTTGTCCCAAATGGAGAGTATATAAATGCTGTAAATGTAAGGCTTGGTTCTACTGAAGATTCTGAAATTGGTGCTGTTGAAAACTCTAAAGGAAATCTACCTCTGACAGAGCTACAATATGTTGATGGAACTAAACTTAGTTCACAAGCTAGATGTATAGGTGCGTTTGAAGACGGAGCTAATTTAGCTTTATATTGGTTTGTGCATGACCCTGCTTTTACTCAAGGGGCTACAGGTAAGTTAGATTTAATAATTTCATTTGATGTTGAAACAGGACAGTTAATATACCACGTAATAAGTATTGATGACGGTAATGGTATAAACACTACTCTTAACTTTAATCCAAATTTTTTAATTACAGGTGTAGATAAAATAGATAATCTATTATTTTTTACAGACAACACTAATCCTCCGAGAGTTATTAATATTAATCAAAACTACGGAGACCCGTTGCTTGGAGTAAACGTTGATGTTTTTAATCAAGATGATATATTAGTAATTAAAAAACCTCCGACAAGTGCTCCAATAATAGAGCCTTATTATGTGTCAAGCATTACAGACGCTTATTTAGAAGATAAGTTTTTATGTTTTGCTTATAGATATAAGTATGCTAATAATGAATTTTCAGCTATATCTCAATTTAGTGAACCAGCATTTACACCTGGTAATTTTGATTTTACTACCAATAGCTATTTAAATGAAGGGATGGTAAATCAAAACAATGCTGTTTCTCTTACGTTTAACACGGGAAGCAGTAGTGTTACTGATGTGCAGTTGTTATTTAAAGAAGCAGACAGCACATCTATAAAAGTTATTAAAACTTTAAATAAGAAAAAAGATTTAGGAAGTATTAACGATACAAACACGGATTATCAGTTTACAAACAGAGAGATATTTACTGTATTACCTGACTCAGAAATACTAAGGCTTTATGATAATGTCCCTCAATTAGCTAAAGCTCAAACGTTAATGGGCAACAGGTTGATGTATGGTAATTATATGGAAGGTTATGATTTAAAGACAAGTGAAGGAGTTGATATAGATTTAAATTTTACTGCATCTTATAAATCAGAGGCTATATCATTAATTGATTTGCCAGCACATACAAGTACAGGAAATTTTACCTACACTCCTACTTCTGCAAGTAAACCGGTTTCAGATTCAGTTTTATATATTGACTTAAGCCCTTTGCTAACGGGTCAATCTAAATTAACAAAAGGAACTAGATTAAGTGTGAGCTTTGGTATTACATTTTTTGAGTTTGATAAAGTTCCTCCATCTATAGACCCTACACCAACTACAGCTGTATTTGAGCTTACGTGGTCTTATACTTTAATTGAAGATTATGCAAATGTTTCTGATTTTGTAAATAGCACAGATTTTCAAGAAAAAATAGGAACTGATGGTGTTAATGGAACAATACAAAGTGTTAGCAATGCGCAAGCTGGACTTGGAAATACTTTAACAGATGTGTTTAATAGAACTGTACCAGAAAATTTAGATACAACTTATAGTTTGTATCAAACAGGTAGAACATCAGGAACACCATCTTCTCCGAATGCTGGTGAATCTTTAAGAGCTACAGCCAGTACTTCATCTAATATATTAAAAATACAAAATTTAGCAGCATTTTACAGTGATGGAGCAGGAAATTCTGGTTATGCTTACTGGGGTATAGTAAATGAAACTGCTTCTTTTAGAGATAGCGCAAGCGCTGAAAGTTTACATAGTAATAGGGGGTATGAAGTAGGTATAGTTTATATGGATGATTATAATAGAGCTTCAACGGCTTTAGTGAGTAGTCAAGAAAATGGAGCTTCAGTTAATATTCCTTGTAGTAACTCTATTGACAGAAACTATATTCAAGTAGAAATACCTCAAAATTCTCCTGCTCCGGCTTGGGCAACGAAATATAAATTTGTTATTAAGCCTACTAAAGAAACTTATGAAACAATATATAGTAATGTTGCTTATAGAGACACAGTTTCAAGTTCAAGTTACTTTTTATTAGATGGTGAAAATGCGGCTAAAGTTGAAGCGGGTGATACATTAATTGTAAAAGCTGATAATACAGGGCCAACCACTAGATGTATAAGAACAACTGTTTTAGAAAAAGAAGCTCAGTCAAGTGGGTTTATATCTATTTATGATGCGTCTGGAACTCAAGTAGATGTAATTGGGGGGGTGTATATG